AATGGATACCCTATCGACGTATTTGGAGGCATTTTGTCAATGAATCGAATTCCATCGATCCCGCATACTGTCTCCATTCGATTTAAAGGTCTAACTTGATTCTTAAGACCGACCAATTCATCAAGTGCCACTAATATGGGTTGAATGTAATCTCTACATGCTTTTTCAAGCAGAGATCCTTCAATACCACAAGAAGGCTTAGCTGAATATTGAAGGGACGCCTGCCACGGCCATCCTTTCCGAAATTTTGGACCACCCCACTTCTGGGGTACACCACACACGTCCTCCACGTGTGAAGAAATAACAGTCTCCTCCACATCAGAGTAATAAGACGCTCGTCCTTTAACTTGTCCATAATACTTACAATTAGTACCTTCCGGCAAAAACTTAATTGGACTCTTCGGATGAACATTCGCATTCTCATAGAATTGCACATCATAAAGCTCTTTAGGAATTTCTCCTGAACTCTTAGATAGCACAACACTAGGAAGAGTACGCAAACGTTCAAACGCTGTGTCAAATTCACTCTTCAATAACAATCCGCTACAGCCACGGGTCTCACCATTTTTCCCTCCTAAATGGAATCCTCCAATTAGTGGTCCTTTGGTCTCCGTGATCAACGGTGCAATGCACAAACCCTCAAATGTTTCAAATCTGAGATTGTATTTTGCACCAAAGAAGTCTGCTGCATGTGTCATCACATCTCCAACTTCCATAAAGAGTTTTGAACCAACACAGGTCCCATCATTCTTTTTGTAAGTTAGACGTGCAGGCACATTGGCAAAACGTGCAAGCGGAAAGTATACTGTCAAATCTTTCCAATCCCCTCCATTGGGGACCCAAACCACAGACAAATCCGAATTTGGAATGTCTACGCTGTTCTTACGATATAAGAAGCATTCAAAGTTACCGCCGATTTTACTCGGATCGTGGCGAACAAATGTTGCTTTAATATCGTCAGCTTTCCACATGTGCTGGGGAACAATGGCTACGTTAGACTTAGGGAAGAAAGCATCACACTCAAACATGCGAACTCTTTCCGGTGTCTTAACCTGAATAGTCATGTGGCACAAATTGGCATTAACCAACTTCTCCAATTGATCTGGAGTCGTAGTTTTTGCCTCTTTAGCACACGGCATTTCAGACACCACTACTCCTGCCCAGGGATTGACCTCTGTATCTCTTTCAACAATATCTGTTGTAGATTTTGGTGCCAAATTTCCTTGCGGAGCTGGAACAACTTTAAAAGCTTTCCAAATCTGTGCAACAGCATAACAGCAAGCAACAACTGTACAACAACCAGTGATCCACTTCACGTGTTTATCACGATAAAGTTTAAAGGTTTCTGGCATTGCATCATTATTACTTGCTACTTCCTGATATAATCGTTCCTTTTCAAACTGTACCACGCCAGATATTCCAC